AAAAAAGAACCAGCATTTGCAGGAGAACAAGTAACATTTGAAGATATTAAACCTTATGTGTCAATGTACAAAGATGATCAAACTGGTAAAATGACATATGACGTATTAGATAAAGATGGTGCATCAGCATTTAAAACAAGTGATTCAAAAGTAGCAATGGCTTATCTTTCTAAAAATTTTAACAAATTAAAAATGGATAAAGACGAAAGAATTGATCAAGGCATAGCACAACAAAAAGCAGATGCTGAAACAAATCCAGATTGGGGCAAAGATGTTGGTCCAGTTGATCCAGAAAAAGATCACAGAGAAATATCTCGTATAATGAAATACGAAGGAATAAACGAATCAAGAACAAAAATAGTAGCGGCTATCAAAGCCAAAGCAGATGAAAACGCACAGAACATAGCAGGCGTTGAAGCAGAACTTGAGAGAATAACTCAATTAGTAAATTACCAATAATAGCACTTTACCAATAATAGTAGTAGACAATTCATAAATATAGTAGTATATTATGCATATGCTTAATATACATTTAGGCACACTAAAAACAAACATAGGCACACAAGGAGGCTTACATTATGGCTACATTGGCTGAAATAAGGGCGAAGTTAAAATCACAAGAATCTAGTCGCTCAGGTTCATCAACAGGCGGAGACAACGCCATTTACCCACACTGGAATATATCCGAAGGCTCAGAAGCAGTCATTAGATTCTTACCAGATAAGGATACAAATAATACATTTTTCTGGACTGAAAGGAATATGATTAAATTACCTTTTGCAGGTATTAAAGGTCAAACAGATTCTAGACCAGTTACGGTACAAGTTCCTTGTATGGAAATGTATGGCAAAACTTGTCCAGTACTAACAGAAGTTAGACCATGGTTTAAAGATAAATCAATGGAAGACATGGGCAGAAAATATTGGAAAAAGAAAAGTTATATTTTCCAAGGTTTTGTTACAACAAATCCATTAGCGGAGGACGCAACACCGGAAAATCCAATTAGAAGATTTATAATTGGGCCACAAATCTTTAATATTATTAGAGCGGCATTACTTGATCCGGAAATGGAAGAGTTGCCAACTGATAGTGTAAAAGGTGTTGATTTTAGAATAAACAAAACTACCAAAGGTGGTTATGCTGATTACTCAACTTCAAAATGGTCAAGAAGAGAACGGGCACTCGACGAAAATGAAAGAGCGTCTGTTGAAAAATTTGGATTACACAATCTAAACGACTTTAGACCAAAAGAACCAACTGAAGCAGAAATAAAAATAATTAAAGAATTATTTGAAAAATCTGTAGACGGTGAGGCTTATGATCTTGAGAAGTATGGACAATACTTTAGACCTGCTGGTATGGCTTACCAGGGTTCACAAGTATCTGTACCCACAGCAAATAGACCTGTAGCAGTTGAAAAAACTGCTGATCCGGTAAATGCTGAAGTGAAAACAGAGGCGGCTCCTGCACCAGCGGCTACTACTAATACTGATAGTGCCAAAAGAGCAGAAGATATTTTAAAACTAATAAGATCAAGACAAGCAAAATAATCTGACATTTACCAAGGCCTTAACAATTGACAGTTAGGGCCTTGTGTATTATAATAAGAAGGAATTATGACGAAACCGTTTGACGTAACAAAATTTAGAAAAAGTATAACAAAGTCTATAGCAGGACTTGGCATAGGATTCAACGATCCAACAGATTGGATAAGCACAGGAAACTATGCTTTAAATTATTTAATAAGTGGAGACTTTAACAGAGGTATTCCGTTAGGCAAAGTAACAGTACTAGCAGGTGAATCTGGGTCAGGAAAAAGTTTTATAGCATCAGGTAACATTGTTAAAGAAGCACAAAAACAAGGCATCTATGTAATACTAATTGACTCTGAGAATGCACTAGATCAATCATGGCTAGAAGCACTTGGCGTAGATACTGACGAAAAGAAACTTTTAAGATTAAGTTTATCTATGGTAGACGATGTTGCAAGAACAGTTTCAGATTTTATGAAAGGTTACAAAGAAGCACATGAAGACGACAAAGAAAACGCACCTAAAGTATTAATTGTAATTGATAGTTTGGGTATGTTGCTAACACCAACCGATAGAGATCAGTTTGAAAAAGGCGAAATGAAGGGTGACTTAGGTAGAAAGCCGAAGGCACTTACGGCGCTAGTGCGTAATTGCGTAAATATGTTTGGTTCATGGAACGTTGGACTTATAGCAACTAATCACACATACGCATCACAAGATATGTTTGATCCTGATGATAAAATATCAGGCGGACAAGGATTTATATACGCAAGTTCAATTGTGATTGCAATGAAAAAATTAAAACTTAAAGAAGACGAAAAAGGTAATAAAGTTACAGACATAAGAGGTATTAGAGCGGCTTGTAAAGTAATGAAAACACGTTTTTCAAAACCTTTTGAGTCAGTACAAGTTAAAATTCCTTATGAAACAGGAATGGATCCTTATAGCGGCCTAGTGGACTTATTTGAGAAAAAAGGTGTGCTAACACAACAAGGAAATAGACTAAAATATATAGATTCTACAGGAAAAGAACATCTTGAGTTTAGAAAAGCCTGGGTTGGCTCCAAATTGGATATGCTTATGCAAGATTTTGATAAATTAAGCATAGACCAACCTAAGGAAGAATAATGGTAGAAATGACACAAGAAGATATCGAAAGATTGTGGAATGCAATCGTTCACTATGTTCCTGAGAAACAAAAATTAGATGCCGCTATAGACTTTGTAAAATGCTTAGATGATATAGGTGTTCCACATGAGGAAATTAAATCAATAAGTGATTTTGATACAAAATTAGAAGAAGCGGTAGATACAATATTTGAGGAATATAAAGAGGACGAAGAAGACTACGACGATCGATATGAAGACAATTAATTGGTACAGCGAAGTAAGTAGAAATTTAGATAAGATTCCAGATTGTATAACACATTACGATCAAGAACTTCAAAACGCAAAAAAAGAAATTCGTATCTATGGCAACTTAGAAAAAGCAAGTGCTTCTTTACCTGGCATAGTTGAACAACGTTTTAATCAATTACAAGAGATAGAAGCAATATTAAACTACCTAAATATTGAATTGCGTAGAACAAGATCCAAATCATTTAAAAAATTTTTAGAAAATTACAACAGATTATTATCTAGCAGAGATGCAGAAAAATATACAGACGGTGAACAAGACGTTGTTGATATGGAAAAAATAATAAACGAATTTGCATTATTAAGAAATCAATGGTTAGGCATCACCAAAGGATTAGATCAGAAACAATGGCAAATTACAAACATTGTTAAACTAAGAGTTGCAGGAATGGAAGATGCCGATATCAAATAGAATAATTCTTACAGACGTAGACGGAGTATTATTAGAATGGGAGCACCATTTTACTAAATGGATGTTACAACGAACACTCTTTGATGAAAAAGGAAGCAGGTATCACCTATATAGATTGTTAAAAGATAAAGAAAACACTTACGAAATGGCAGAACGTTTTGGTGTTACTATACCAGAAATTAGAAAAGAGATTAGAGAGTTTAACAGAAGTGCTTGGATGGGAACACAACGGCCTATGCCAGATTCACAAACTTGGGTTAAACTACTACACGCAGAAGGTTGGACTTTTATACCAATTACATCACAAACATCTGACAAACCAGCACAAGAATTACGTAAAAAACGACTAGAAGAACTATTTGGCAAACAAGTTTTTTCAAACTACCACATATTAGGTACAGGAGCAGATAAAGATTCAGCATTAGCAGAGTTTCACAACACAGGGTTATATTGGGTCGAGGACAAGCCTAAGAACGCTTTAGCCGGGCTCAATTACGGTTTAAAGGTTATATTATACAATCGTCCTTACAACCAAAACTTCGGCCATCCCGAAATTACTAGAGTAAATAATTGGAAAGACATACACCAAATTTTATCAGGAAAAAAATGACAACAGACATACCAACAATATACGTAGGATACGATCCAAGAGAAGACGAACCTTATGAAGTACTAAAATATACAGCACAAAAACACGCATCGGGTCCAATAAACGTATACCCGATCAAGCAAGATTTATTAAGACGAATAGGATTATATAGACGAGCATGGCAATTAGGCAGTTCAGCACTACCAAGTCCTGTAGATCCTAAAAATGATATACAACACAGAGATCAATCAGATGGCAGACCATTTGCTACTGACTTTTCATTTTCAAGATTTTTAACACCATTTTTACATAGATTAGAAGGTTGGGCAGTGTTTATGGACTGTGATATGTATTTTAGAAGTGATCCTTTAGAGTTATTTGA